TCTTCTACCAACAACTCCCTCGTATTCTTTAAGTTGTTTTTTGGTTAATTTTACTTTCCTATTATGGAATAGTACTTTTTTACCTATATAAGATTTACCAGTTGGGATATGGTTTACTTTATAAACAAAGCCAAAGGTATTATTGGGAAAATCTGAGATTTTCTTTATAGGTTTTTGCTGTAATGTCCAGTTCATGGTTTTATAAATCGTAGTTAACTACTATTACTGTATCTGTAAATTTAGATACTGGGATAGGGGAAGATAATTTTCCTACAACTAATAATTCTTTATTATCGTTGTATAAACCTACAGTTGTAATATAAGGTACAAAATTAGAACCTGTTACAAAACTATAGTATTGATCATCTAAACTACCCGAAAGTAGTGATGGGTTAAGAGAATAACCAAATTCATTTTCTCTAATATTTACTTTATATTGGTTCTCATATATTTGAAATGAGGAACGATATTTGATTTCTACATTTGATAGTTGGGATGGAGTTTTAGACACTTCAAACCCCATAGTGTTTAGAGAACTTGTTGTTAAAGTTGCTATACCATGAGAATAAAAAATTTGACCTACAATTTGACCTGGTGTAATGAATGATGTTGAGCCTGATACTGTGTTTACTACTAGATTTCCTTCCCCATCATCCTTCACATTGGAACCTATATCGTTTGAGGATGTATATGTAAATTCAAAGGTAGAAGGTACTATATTTTCCCCATACATTCTAGATGGGATGGAAAGTACAGATATTTCAGCATTTGATCCTGTTGGGAAGTATCTAGATTGATTTAAGGTTGATTGTAAATAATTATCATATCTTGGACTTGTAACCCCACCAATATATCTATCATATTCAGGTGTAACTCCAGCTACTAATGTAGGTGTTGTTGCATCATCCCCTAAACTAGAAGATAAATAATTTGAATAATATAGTTGTTTTATATTTTGGTAAACACCATTTTTATTTTCCTCATATACTAAACCTGTAGTTAATGAAGGGTCATATATGTTGGTTAATGGCTTTAACCCAGTATATAACTCAATACCAACATCAGACCCAGTAATTTCACCTCCTATGAAGGTGAAATCTTTTTGGGCGTTAAATGGGGTTATGGTAACCTCCTTAGTGGTAAATTGTTTATATACACTCATTTAGTTTTTTAAAAGTCAAGTTTTACTCTAACAAGTAATTCTTTTGTAAAATCTTTTGGGAGTGGTCTTGATAATTTAGCTACTGCTAATAATTCATTATTATCATTATACATCCCTACTGTAGTGATATATGTTTTAGGACTATCAATAAATGTGTTGTAAATAACCTCACCTGTAGATCCTGATATAAATGATGGGTTTTCTGAGTAGTTAAATTCACTATTCCTTGCTCTAACAAATATGTAATCAGAAGATAATGTTTCTTCACTATTTACAGTCCAACCATTTCCATCATTTAAAGATGCAAATAACTTGTCTTGGTTGTAGGATGCTACGTTGGCAGTTCGTGTAGTATTTAATGCAATACCACCATCTCCAACAACCCCATCTAAAGCTTCTCCACTTAACATTAATACACCAATGTCCGGTAAAAACCAACCATAAGATCCTGAACCTGCAGTCCAACCTGTGGTATTAACCCCTGTATAAACTGAACCTGCTGAACCTGATACTAGATTGTATTTTCTACCTGCATCTGTATAAGTTACTGATGATTGGATAGTACTATCATCTGTTAGTGATATAACAGCACCACCTGGACCTTGTAGACTTAATGTCATAGTACCTGGTAGTAGTTTTTCTTTATATCTTGCTCTTTCAACATTTAAAGCATAGAAATATTCTGATGTTTGGTTACCAAATACAAAAGATGCATTTTCATCACCCAAAATTAGAGTTCTATATTGTCCGTACATTGTACGTGTAGGTGTTGCTCCTGGTACTCCTATATTATAATATGCACTACCACTTCCTTCTAAATCTCCATATACTATGTTAAACTGGACTGCAGCAGCATCAGCTGTAGATGCAGTTTGATAAACATTATAGTAAAATTCACCCACATTCCCTGCAGTTTGAACTGAGGAAGTATAAAATGCTGTTAATGTTGGAGCATTATTACTGAATACAGTTGCGGTTACTGAGTCATTACTTATTACTAAATCTTCTGGATCAAATCTTTTAAATCCCATATTGTTTTATTGTTTTTACTATGTTGTTGTTTTTGTTATCGATACTGGGATTTGGAGTCTTGCTCCACTATCTCTACCTACAATTGTTAATGTAGCATATAGAGTAGAATTTGAACCAAATAATGTATTAACACCTGTAGCTCTCATATTTAATGTAGTTCCAATTACTGTTTTAGAAACATTTGTTCCGTTTGTTGTAGTTGAATTTAAAGTTTGTGAGTTTGCGGTATCAATTCCACTTCCTACAAATGTGCTAAATAATCTAACATCTGAAACTGTAAATGTATAACCTGAACTTTCGTATACTTGGTTATTATCTAAATAGTTTAAAGTTTGTGGTGTTAATCCTTTTTCAGCATTTTGTTTAATTACTATACTTGTTTGACCAACATCCAAAATAGGCATTTTAGCTGTTCCTCTTGGAAGTGTAGCTAATTTATACTTCATTATTTGAGTCTCATCTGGAAATGCTTCCATTAGAGGCATATTTTCAATTGCTTCACCATAATAAGCTGCACCTGAAGGGTGAGTTGGGTTGTACATTGTGTAGTCAATTTCATCATCTGCTAAAGCAAATTGAGTGATGTTGAATGAGCCATCCCCTCTTGCTAGAAGTTCTCTACCTTTTTTTGTTAGGATAGCATCGATTGTTACTACTTGGTTATTTAAATATCCC